GTAATAAATAAAAATATTTTTTTATAATATGATTTGGATTTGGTTCCTGTTGGCATTGGTGTTCAACATCGCCGTGGGATATTTCATCTCACACCAGCGTGCTAACGACGGGAATATCCAAGACATCGGGTTCGAGGTGCTTCCCGACTTAAGTTCTTACGAACATCTCCCCGACGTGTTGCTCGCGGTGCCTGTGATTTTCCTCGCACTATCGTGGAAGTCGTGGCCACCATCCAAGCGGCTGATGTATTTGAAATTTCTCACTTTAATGTTTTTCTTCCGTGGGATCACCAACGCCGTCACTACATTCCCTTACACGAAGAATGGTAAGTGTGAGCTTCGCATACCTTTCGGCTACTGTAAGGACTACATGTTCTCTGGGCACACCACGTTTAACGTCGTGACTTCGTCATTCGTTGGTGCGCCTTTGTGGCCGGCGTTCCCGGTGGTGTCTTCTTTGGCGTCAGTGGCCACACGCGATCACTACACGGTGGACATCGTGGTGGCGTGGTTACTCTTTTTCGCCATCAAGTGCAGATTGAAATAAATAAAGAAATGCATCGATGTTGAAGTAAAAAATAATATGAACATCGGGATCGTGTCAACTGGAAAGGCCAACCCCGGGTTGAATACCGTGATCACCACAATCACTTCGAGGGAGAAGCGGGTCGGTAATCTCGTACACGGATTTCAACACGGATGGAAAGGTGTCAATCACGGGTTCAGTGACGCACTCTCTTACGAGAACACGTGGCATTTGCCTGGATCTGTGTTATCCGTGGACGAGTGCGACCCTTTCAAGTTTTCTGAGGCGTATGGTCACATCCAGCATCTTTCTTGTTTGTACTGCGTGGGCGAGGAAAAGAGTTACCAATCGGCTATGAAGGAGATTGAACTTAAAATTCCACGGCTCCGCGTGGTGGGTTTGGAGGTGGACATGACGCGCTACGGGTGCGTCGGTTTCCAGACGGCCTTCCAGGAGCTCACGAACCGTTTGGGAAACGCCAAGGTGCAAGCAAAGTCGACGAACTCGGTGGTTTTCTTCGAGGTCCCTGGTGCCGACTTGGTGACTTTTCTCGGGTCGAACAACCCGTTGACGTGTGACGTGGTCATCCCCATCGGCAGTCACGAGTGTTACCTCTTCGACGTCCAGAACACGTACGCCATCGAAGGCCACTGCGTGGTGGTCGTGTCGGAGGGATACGATTACGACTACATCTCGAAGCACATCGATCGAAAGGTTGTGATCCGCCCAGAGGTGCGGTACTCCCACCCATGCCTGTACGACAGCGTCTTGGCTTCTCGGTTAGCTAAAGAAAATCTCGTGTAATATTAAATAATGCAGTCGAACGCATTCCTCATTTCCATGATCTTGTTGTCCACCTTGGGCATGGTTCTTCACACAGGTGTGGATTACCTTCCGAAATCCGAAGAAGTGGTGAATGGGCCTTTAGTGTTCGGGATCATCATTTTGTTACAAAGTATCTTTGGCGCACCGGGGATTACCGAGACGCCGAAGATGATTTTTGATTTAATGCAGAACGTCTACTTCAAGTTCGCCACTCTGATCGTATTGGCGTTTGCGGCTGCGCGCGATTTCGAGGACACCATCTTCCTTACCGTGTTGTTCTTGGGGATCACGCAGTTGATTCGCACCAAGGAGGAGCGCGAGCGCCACCCTTACATCTTGTGATCCAGAAGAGTTTTGTTATCGGACAAAAAGTCGATCACATTGTTCCTTATGCACCACTTGATGAAGTTGAGTTGGGCTAGTGTGGTCATGACTTGATCACCCGTTCCAGGAACTTTGAAGAGGAACTTTTCGGACCGGCAAAATGGGTCGAAGAGTTTCTTGGAGTAGCCGTCGAGGGATGATTTGTAGGCCATGTGGACGGTGAAGAACTTCCCATCCTTGGTGGTGTAGCTCAGATTATTTTTGCGAGCGTACTTGGTGATGAACCATTCGATGTTTCTAAGAGATACCGATTTCTTATTCAAAATTTCCATGAGGATCTTGGAGTGCCCTACATTCTCATAGAATTTTTCGACAGATTTCAAAAGGATCTCAGACTTACTCATTTGTTTAATACATCATTCAAATCTATAAGTGGGTTGCATGCCGGGCAATCGTGTTGGTACAAAATCGTGTGATCGTGAGTGTGTGAAGACGACCTCCGCATCTCCACCGGTTGGCAGTGTTCTCTCTGATACAAGTGTATCTGACAAAACCCGTGGAACTTCCCAATCCTCGTACACCTCGTCCCGTCTTTCTTCAACCCGCGGCACATGTCATTGTCTTCAGCTAGAGTGGGCACGTCTCGAAGAAGAAGTTGGATGTTAATCCCGTGCGTGGCCGATATGTTTTGAATGTACGCGTTGAGTTTTTCATTCATCTGCCTCGTCACCTCTTCCACTTGCATCTTCACCCTCCGCTCCACCTCTAATTCTATCATCTCCGACACCCGCTGTTTTATGTCCATGTGTTCCGTCATCCTTACCAAAGGATTGTGTGTAATTTTTAAACAAGTCTTCGGCGGTCTCTTCTTGCCTGGCCGCCTTTATCCTGGCTTTGAGTTCATCGACTTTACCAGTGTCATCTATTTGAAGTCTCTGGCACTCCAATATGAGATCTGCTTTTTTCATTCCACTGAGTGGTGGGCCATTTGATTTTTTCTTCGTCACCGGTTTGTGTTGGGTGATGATTTCTCCGAATATGGCTAATTTAGGTTTGTCACCGACCAGTGGTTCCAAAAGATCTGACACTGGCTGGGTGAACTTGTTATCGAAGTAGTACCAGTAGTCGATGGGTATGTTGTTTTCTTTCACGTACTGCGGATCTTCGGCTTTTTGGAACGCCGGCGCTCGGTGATCACCGGTTTGCGTGAGAACGAAGGGTACGCGATCACCTGTCTGTGGTTCGCTCCCGGGTCTTCTTTCTCGCATTTTGTTTCTCACCTGCACGTGTGACATTGAAATTTCCCAACATCGCCTTTCGTCATTCACCGAGACTGGTTCTCCACTCACTTTGTAGGTGTCTGAGAGTGTTTGGCTGAGGACAAGTTTTTCCGTGGGCACGTCACCTGTGAGAAGTTCGAGGCCGCGTTCACGGGCTAATTCGATGGCTGGTTTAGGATCACTCGATTCCAACACCACGTCTAAAAGTTCTTTGCACACCTCACGCACGTACGGTGTGTTATCTCTTCTCACTAACTGTAGCCCTTTGACGTCGATGTATTTGAATTCCACTTTACCTGATTTGGATTTTTCCCACAGTTTGGCGGCATATCTTTTCTTGGAGTACAGAAAGTACGGCATGTACACCTTTTCCAATTCCAGGTCGTTGGGTTTTTTGAATAACTTCGTGCACTGTTCGGCTGCCTGTTCACCCAGCTTCCAACTGTAGTCGATGGCGTCTTGGCCAGTGCGCCCTTGGACGTCGAATTCAACCATCACGGAATCGGTGTCTCCATACCTCACCTTGGCCCCGGGGAAGTGTTTTTCGACGTAATTCTTCGTCTCTTCAATCATCGAACGGCCTTTGAATGTGACGCTCGATGCGATGGCCACGCACGGAAGCATGCCCGAGGACGCACCCGTGAACCCGTACACGGAATTCATTGAAATTTTAAAGGCGAGTTGTTTACCGTTGAACACTTCCTTCATGAACCCTTGGGCCATGGCCATGTCTTTCTTCGCTTTCTTCCTGAACACTTTGAGTTCTGAGAGGATTTCTGGGAGAAGGCTTGGCACGTTCTGTGCAAACTTGTACTTCTTGCCACTGGCCAACTCGAAGGTTTCGTATTCCACGCCAGGTATGTTACCGTATTTTCGTTCGTCCAGCACCAGCGTGCTGTAGCACATGTTGTGTGCCATCATGATTGAAGGGTACAGTGAGGCGAAATCCAACGCGGTGATGGGTGTGTAGTAGGCACCTTTCTGTGCTTCCAGGACGGTGGCACCCTCGTAGCCTTCATCCAGGGCGTTTTTGTTTTTCCTAATCACGGGCACCATGAATCCGAGTTCGCGGGCTTTTTTGGTCAGCTGGCTGAACACCTTGATTTGTTGCCCGCGTTCACACAGATATTGGAGAGGTGTCCAACATGCCTTTGCCATCTCCATCATGTTGAGCAAAGTGCACAGCTTCTTCATCAAGCGATGTGGTAAGAGGGTGTCCTTCACGCAGTACTCGGCCACCTCTCGAAGTTCGACGGGATCCTCGCGTTCGAACCGCCTAAACATTTCCCTGGCCGGCATGTCTATCTTTTGGTCCCCGAGGTAGAGCTTGGACACGTTGTCTAATTTATAGCTGTCGAGTTTGTAGTTTTTCTTCACCTCGTGGAAGAGATCGAAGATGAACCTCCCAGGCATGGGTAGGAGTTTCAGGACGTTATCTCCCAGTGCGGAGGATGAGAGTTTTTTGTGTTTGAGTTCACACCTGTGATCGCGAAGTTTGCTCATGTGGAAAGTCTGGGGTGCACACCCACATATCAGCGCGCGTTTGAATATGTACTCGAGATCGAAACCAAATATGTTCCACCCTGTGATGATGTCCACGTCTTTGCCCACCAAGTATTTTTGAAATGCTTCCAGCATGCCACGTTCGGTGTCAAAGCTCAGCACACGCACACCGTCCAGATCTGGATCGGTTTTTTTGTAACACAATATAGTCTTATCGTACGGTTCATCACTCCCGAACTCACATAGGGTGATGGCAATCTGAAAGCAACAGTCGCCTCGCACGTCCGCATCAGGAAACTTCCCTGTGGACGAGTACGATTCTATGTCTATGGACGCCACGACGAATGGGGCCATGTCGTCCTTGTCCACGGGCTTCAGGAGCTTCCAGTCTCGGCAGAACAGATCGACGTCCGTGGTGGCGATAGATGATTTCACACACATGTCTTCATCGATTTCCAACCACCCGGTGGACATGACGTCCGTGCGGTGCATGAGGCGAAGCACTGGGTCTAGGTTGGATTCGTACACCCTGAGCCTGGTGACCCCCATGCTCAGTTCGAGTGGCCTCCGTAGGGTGTAGTCCACCATGCGCCTAGCGTCGAGGTCGACGCAGTCGAGTTTCATGAAAGGCACGCGCTCGTTGTTTTGAAATCCCCAAACGTCTTTGTTCATCAGGAAGCCATAGCCCGTGAGGCAGTCGGGGCAGAGCTTGTTGAGTTTCGTGAAAATCTCAACCCCGGTCGCCTTGGACGCGTTCGGCATCCGCACGAATAGGTACGGCTGGAAACTCGTGGTCACGCACACGGATCGCCCATCACCCGTCTTGCCGAAGATGGAAATCAGGTGGCGTCGCTCATCTTCATCTTCGTCATCGTCTCTGGGTTCCCAGGTGAGTGCTTGGAAGACGACCATTTATGTAGACATCGCCCAAAAATTTTAATATCTTTTAGTAGTAAACAATGGCTGCTCAGATTGTTCTCGCGAGCAGGGGAGTTCAAGATTCCGTTTTGACGTCTACCCCCGACGTCAGTTTTTTCAGACAAGCGTACCGAAAGTACACGAACTTCTGCGTCAAGCCGGAGCGTCTCGATTACATCGGCCAGTTCCGTGCGAACACCGAAGTCGTCGTCCCGATCAAGTCCAAGGGTGACTTGTTGTCCACCATCTGGATCGAAGGGTCCTCCATCGGTGCCGTCGGTGATAACACCACCGGCCTTTTCTCGGCGGATTCCGCCCCGACCGAGTTCTCTCTCTGGATCGGTGGCCAAAAAGTGGTCACCATGGACAGCCTTTACGTCCAGGCCGTGCACAACGTTTTGTACCGCACGGACAGCGCCAAGGCGTCCTGTTCGATCTCGACCAACGATGTGAAAGGGAACGCCATCGGTGCCGGTGGATCAAACGCCGATCACTACGTGATCCCGTTCTTCTTCAGTGAAGACTGGTCCAAGGCCCTTCCGCTTCTGGCGATGCAACACGTCGAGGTGGAGGTGCGCATCAAGTGCCGCCCGGGTTTGACTCGCACGGACACCCCGAAGATTTACGCCAACTTCATCTTCGTCGACACCGAGGAGCGTGAGTTCTTCACTAAGAATGAACACGCCATCCTCATCGATCAAGTCCAAACGCAGCTCTGCGCGAACACGGACACCGAAGTTGACCTTTCATACTTCAACCACCCGTGCCGTGCCATCCACATGGCCTCTGCGAACGCCAGCGCACAGAACTGGTCGTCCGAATACACCTTCGACACGGCCACCATGTACATCAACGGCAGCCCGTTGTTCGAAAACATGTCTGCCAACTATCACCACACCATCGTCCCTGAACTTCACTGCACGCACCTTCCGGACACCGTGCTCGACAACGTTCCAGTCTTCACGTGGCCGTTCCAAGTCGCCTTGAACCGCGGGCAAATGACAGGTTCCCTCAACTTCTCTCGCATCGACACGGCCAAGCTGTCCATCAGCGGCCCGTCCGGTGGTAACGCCGTGCACAGAGTGTACGCTCCGTGCATGAACATTTTGCGCATCAAGGGTGGGCAAGCGGGTGTTGCGTACGGGAATTAAGATTACAAAGGTGGGTAGACTATGTCTTCTATTGTGGCCACCGTGCACGTGGGTGCGATGAGGTAGCACTGCACGTCTATGGGATTTTCGATGAGTTCCCACCCATTGCGGGTTATAAATTCCATGATTTCCTCAATCTCTTCGTAGATTTCGTTTTCTTCCCACTCACCGATTAAGTCTCCATGTTCGTTGAAGGCTAAACAAAAATTTTTTTGGTCTTCATCCAAGCATTCCGCATCAGGTGTGTAGACCATATCAAACTTTTCTTCGAGATTTTTGATCATGTCTTTCGCTGGCATGACATCGTTCGGGAGGTAATACTCAACGATGTCATTCATTATTTTGTACGCGTACGGGTTAGGGCTGTGCTTGAGGCACTCTTTTATTTCCTTGGCCAAGGCCCGCATCTTGTTTCTCAATTCCATCGTGCGTCGAATTGTGGCGTTCACCACGTAAAAATTTCTTTAAGGGTTGAATGACAAATTAATAAAATGTATCCTCGTAAGGCATGAATAAGTGGTTGTGCCTCATAGTTAGGAAGAGTTTGGCGTGTTCGACGTTGGGGTAAGTCCACAGAAGCCACCTTTCCCAGTATTCTCTGGAGTACACGTCATGCCAATCTTCTTTCGTACTTTTATCGATCTCCAACATCTCTCGATGAATTTTACGTGGATCCTTCTCCATAAGTGAACTTACGGGAATGATGCCTCCGTGATCGAGGATGTGCTCACGCACGAGCATGGGGTTCCCGTGGGTTGTGTAGTCTTGGCCACCTTTGACACCAAAATCGATGGCTCTTTTGTCAGGGAAGACGACGCGGTATTTGTGTGCCACCGAAGGGCTCGGCTTGAAAACAACTTTCATCATTTATTTAAGTACTGAGTAATCTTTTAAGTCGCGGACCTTCTTTGTTTATGAAGACATTGAGTTGCATGATCTCACCATCCAGAAACACCTCTCCGTGGTGAGACTTTTCATACTTTGTGATCTGGTCTACACGAGCCATGTCCACGGGGATCATCTTGGCCTTCGATCTTTGTTTGCTGTAGTGCACGGCCAAGGCTGCGGCGTCCCTTCTTGTTTCTTTGGGTACGGTGTCACACTCGTGACATATCACCACGTGTGCACCCGGGCAGCCTGCGATGTGCATCCACCACTCTTTGGGATAGGCATTCATGGTCAAAACGTCATTCTCTTTGGCGTTCTCACCCACCATGATTTTTATTCCATCGGCCGAAGTGAATGTTTTCATAGTCCTGTGTTTTTATTTGTGACTTATATTTAACTCCGTGTGCCCCCGTCGTAGGCTTTCACATACCCACTCTCTAACATTTGTTCATTAACACACTTTCTGTTTTTGTACACCCTGACTAAGGTTCGGCCATACTTGTCATTCTTGCCACATTCTATCCACACCCAACCGTTGATTTTCCATCGACACATGAAAGGGTTCCACGGTGGATAATTTCCATCCTCATCGAACCCCAACAGATGCATGAAGAGTTTCCTAGCTTCCACGGCTTTGACGATGTGGTCTTTCCTGTCGCACATGGCTAAGGGTGGTTTCATCTCGGGTGCGTCATATCCCAACGTCCGGAAGATGAATTTTTTCACTCGGCCGTGCAAGAGTATGCACGCCTTGAACGTGTCTCCGTCGTACACGTCTGTCACCTTGGCGTAGCCCTTGTAGTTCTCCAAACTGAACACCGGTATGGCGTCAGTAGCTTTCGACAAAATCCTTCTCGTGCACATTACACATGTATCACAATTAGTTTCTATGTATGGGTGGCATCCTAACACCGAGTGATTGGAGTGAGTGTCTTTTTTCCTTGGATATCTTTTTAGCCGTGTCTGGATCTTTTTGATATTCCAGCCACAGGTAGAGCGCACCCGTTCCGTCGTTTTCTTTGAGGATGTTCAAGTGTTTGTGTCTTCGAACAAAGTTATTGAGTTTCGTGAACATCGTGAGCCACTGGTCTTCGGAGGGTGTGATCCAGTCTTGTTGGTTTTCTGGGTTTTCTAAGTACTCGATGGACCTTTTCAGGAACTCATCGTAGTAGGTGCTGTAGTCGTAGTCTTGGATATCGGCGAGCATTTCCACGGGTGGCTGGACTAAGATCTCTAACTCTCGGATCTCCGTTTCGAAACCCCAGTTCAGAAGTTCCATTGGTTCAGTTGTGTATTCCATGACGTACCTTATGAAGTCGGCCGTGAGCAAACCCCGCCCTTGCTTCTTCTTGGCCCTGTTATGTTTCTTGATCCCCTGGTTCAAGTACTCTTCTCGACATAATTCCACACTCTTATTGACTATTATGTCCTGAAGTTCGATTGGCAGAAGATCCCATAGTGACATTTATTTATTATTTACCTACATAATATTATAATGAGGCGCACGATCATCATCACATTAATTTTAATATCCACAGTGGCCGCGGTGTACACTTTCACTGGGAGGCAACTATTGAGCCCGTCACAGGCCAAGCAAAAAATCGCCAAGGGGGAAATAAACACCGTGATCGACGTCCGGACCAAAGTTGAATTCGACGCGGGCCACTACCCAGGGGCCGCACACATTCCCGTGCAAGA